GACGAGAAGGCACACCGGCCGCTGTTCCGCGCGCATGGCGATACGTTAGTGAGACACAGCGAATCGATCAAAAGACTGCGAGAACGCATGGATAACATGGGAGAAAAAACATGAACGAAATCGAAACCCAAGACATCGACCTCGGCAGTCCGGGCGCGGAGGTGGAGTGTCGTCCCCGCGATCAGCCCGAAGCGCCGGGCCGCCTGCTGGGCTGACGAAGCATAAGGACTTACGACGATGACCTGGCAGGCTGAGGCGATCAATGATTTGCGTCGTGAGCTTAGCGATTTGCGGGTAGACCCAACCAAGGTGCAGCGTGAGGACTAAGTCGGCGAAGCATCGACCGCGACATGCGGCAACGTGCCGCGTGCGTCGCACGGACCGGCGCGATATCCACTGCGCCAAGTGGCGGCTGCTGCGGAAGCGATACCTGATCGCACGAGATTACATCTGCCAGCGTTGCGGTCGCGAGGCAAGGCACGTGCATCATCGCATCGACCGGGCAGCACGCCCCGATCTGGCGTACGAGTGGAGCAACCTTGAGGCCCTGTGCGTGAGTTGCCACAGCCGGGAGACGATGCGACGGGGGAGGGGGTGAAAATCCTGTGAAGCTGGGCGGGCTGGGGAACGTCAAACTCGCGCGCACATTTTTTGACATGAATCCACGAATCGATGGCGACTGAAATCAAAGAAAAACGCAAGCGGGGCGGGCAGCGCAAGAGCGTGGAGCACCACAAGCGCGCCGGCACGTACCGCCGCGATCGGCACGGCATCCCGCTGGAGGCGATGGGACCGCTCGAACCGGCGAAGCCGAAGCACCTTCCGGAGTCGAAGCGGCGCGGCGCGCGGCCGCCGGAGGATTGGCCGATCACGAAGGCGGATGAGTTGGCGTTGGAGGCCGGCTACTGGTTTGACATTCGGTTCGCTGAGCACTTCCGCGATTTCTGCCGCAAGTACCTGCGACACTGGGAAGGTCGCTGGCGGGGCGATCCGTTTGAGCTGCAGGACTGGCAATGGAAGCACGTATTCGGTCCGCTCTACGGCTGGTTCCGATACGACAAAGAACTGGGGCGGCCGGTCCGCCGCTTTCGCATGGTCTACATCGAGTTGCCGAAGAAAAACGGCAAGTCGCCGATGGGCGCCGCGGTCGGGACCTATGCGCTGTACGGCGACGGCGAGGGGGGCGCGTTGGTGTTGAGCATAGCCACGACGAAGCAGCAAGCGAACATCGTTCATAGGCACGCGATCAAATACGTGCGAGTCAGCCCTGATTTGTGCGATCGGTCAAAGATTCTCGAACATCAATCGGTGATCAGATACCCAGCCTTGGACGGCACGTACGCAGCCGTGCCTTCTGACGGGACGGCAACAAACGAGGGGCCGCAGGTGTCATGTTTAGTCGCGGACGAATTACACGTTTGGAAAGGCCGTCAGCAATGGGAGGAACTTCGTTGGTCCTTTGCCGGTCGAACTGAGCCGATCCTGTTTTCCATCACCACAGCGGGCGACGATTTTCAGAGCGTCTGCCGCGAGCAGCACGACAAGGCGCTGCGGGTGGCGAGCGGGCAGAGCGTGGATCACAGTTTTCTCGGCTACGTGGCGGCGGCCGACGACGATGACGACCCATCCGACCCGGCGGTGTGGCGCAAGGCGAACCCGTCGTACGGAACGATCATCCTTGAGTCCGAGATGCGCAGCTCGTGGGAGGCGGCGAAGGATTCGCCGTCCGAGGTGGAGGCGTTCAAGCGCTATCGGCTCAACATCTGGCGGACCAGCGAAAGCCCTTGGCTGCCGTACGACAAGTGGGTCGCGTGCGGCGAGGACTACACGGTTGACGACCTAATCGGCGAGCGATGCTGCGGCGCGCTGGACGTGTCGACGGTGCGAGACTTCACCGCGTTCGTGTTGGCGTTTGACTGCGCCGACGGCAAGGTGCGGTTGCTGCCGTGGTTCTGGTTGCCGGAAGCGGAAGTCGAAAACAAAACACGCTCCGGCGACTTCCGCATCTGGCGCCAGCACGGGTTGCTCAAGGCCACGCCGGGCGACGTGGTGGACTACAACATCGTCGAAGAGGACGTGCGGGAAATCGTGGAACGCTTCCAGTGTGAGAAGTTCGCCTACGACCCCTGGAATGCGGAGGTCATCACTGCGCGGATCGAAGAGGCGACGGGCGTGAAGCGCATCGAGTTTCGCCAGGGCATGGCGACGTTCGCCGAGCCGACCAAGAGGTTTGAGAAGCTGGTCTGTTCCGGCGGGCTGGCCCATCCGCGGCACGAAATCCTCGATTGGATGATCCAACACTGCGCGGTCGAGACGGACAAGAACGGCAACATCCGGCCGATCAAGCCGAAGGCCGGCGACACGCGCAAAGTGGACGGCGTGGTTTGCTCCGTGATGTCGCTGTCAATGTTGGGCGAGTCTGAGCCGCGGTGTATTTACGAGACGAGGGGGCCGGTGGTGGTATGAGCACAGCAGCAATCATCCTTGCCCGCGGCGGCTCAAAGCGGCTGCCGCACAAGCACATGCTCGATCTGTGCGGCAAGCCGCTCATCGCCTGGACGATCGAGCAGGCGCGCGACGCATCAAGGGTGGGGCGTGTCTACGTCAGCACCGACGACGCCGAGATCGCGGAGGTGAGCGGCCGGTACGGCGGGACGGTGATCGACCGGCCGGATTATTTGGCGCGGAGCACCACAACCAGCGAAGAGGCGTGGCTGCACGCCGTGGACGAGATTACACCAAAGCCAGACGTGCTGGCCCTGCTGCAATGCACGTCGCCGATCCGCCAGCCGGACGATATCGACAAGGCCATCTGCCTGCTGGGCAAGTACGGTGCGGACTCGGTTTATTCGTGCGCTAAGGTCGAAGGCTACATCCACTCGCGGCCGGACAGTTCTCGGTGCCTGCACACCGGCAGCTACCAGGAAAACGGCAGCATCTACGTGATTCCGCGGACGGTATTCGTAGCGCGCAAAAGCCGGTTCAGCGACCGGCCGGTCGGCTACATCATGGACCCGCTGGACAGCTTCCAGGTTGACACTGCGGAAGACTTCGAGCGGATTCGGCAGTTGATGCTGCTGCGCCTGCCGGACCAAGTGTGCAAGGGCATGGTGAGCACATGAGCCTGGTACAGCAACTTAATCCGCACCGCCCCTGGTCGGCGACGATGAAGCGCGAGACGCAAACCTACTTCACGCCGCGCGAGGCGAGCCAGGATTACTCGGATTACTGGGGGACGGTGACGGACCCGGACGGTAAGCGGCGGCAGAGGTTATCCAAGTCGGATCGAGATAACTTTATCGAATTGACCGAGGGTATGTGGTCATTTGTTGTCACGGCGATTGAAAAGTCGAAAACACAACTGGCGTTTCTTGAGGTTGGCTGTGGGCCAGGATGGTTTCGCGGCGGACTTGATGGGCGATGGTACGGCACGGAGCTAAACGACGACGCAGAGACGGTAGCGAAATCGTTTGGATACAGGATGCTGAAACCAAAACTCTCGGACATAACCGGCAGTTTTGACGTCATTATCATGCACCACGTCATAGAGCACATGCCCGACCCGATCACGGAAATCTGCCACGTGCACCGGATACTGAAGCGCGGCGGCCACCTGCTGCTGGCCACGCCAGACTTCGCCTCGCCATGCGCCAAGCGGTTCGGCGACCGGTACCGGCTGCTGCACGACAAGACGCATTGCAGCCTGTTCACCAACGAGTCGATGCACAGGTTTTTGCGCGACTTCGGATTTAGGATTTTGGACGTCCAGTATCCGTTCCCCGACCGCTACGCGACCGCCGAGAACATGCAGCGATGGCTTGATGGCACGGGCGTCAGCCCGCCGTGGCCCGGAAATTTTATGACGTTTTACTGCAGGAAATGAGCATGGCGGCGAAGAATGAAGTGGTGGACGTGGAAACGAGGACTCTGAAAGGTAGTCACCCAGATACTTTTAGACAATGCCCGACAGCAGATACCAAACGTTGATTGACGTGGCCCGCACGGTCTATCCGCTCTCCGGCGACTGGGTGGAGGTCGGCGTCTACAAGGGCGACTCCGCGGTGGAGTTGGCGGGCTTGATCCGTCCGCCGTGGCGGCTGTGGCTCTACGACACGTTCACAGGCCATCCGGCGGAATGCTTTGGTGACGAGTCGGAGCCGGGACATAAGCCTGGCAAATATCGGGACACAAACCCCAACAAGGTGCTTGAGCGCATCCGCCGCGCGATTAATCCATACTGCTGTGCGTGCCTGGTCCCAGCCGTCTTTCCCCATACGGCGTCGCTGCCGGACAGGATCGCGCTGGCGCACGTGGACGTGGACCTGTACCTCTCGACGCGCGACGCCCTGACTGCGCTGTGGCCCCGGATCACGAGCGGCGGCGCGCTGGTCTGCGACGACTATGGCTACGGCAGTTGCCCCGGCGCAAAGCGGGCGGTGGACGAGTTTTGCGAAGTCAACGGGATCGAACTGACAAAAAAGAGATCACAGGCTGTGCTATGGAAAGACCGAACCGCGTCTACGTGATTGCCGAAATCGGCATCAACCACAACGGCGACATGGACATCGCGCGGCGTCTGATCGACGTGGCGGCCGAGGCGGGCTGCGACGCCGTGAAGTTTCAGAAGCGCACGGTCGACGTCGTCTACACCGCGGAGGAACTGGCCCAGCCGCGAGAACACCCGTGGGGAACGACGAACGGCGAGTTGAAGCGGCGGCTGGAATTCACTTCGGGGCAGCATTACGAGCTTTGGAGATATGCTGACGATTGCGGCTTGCGATACGGGTGCTCGCCGTGGGACTTGCAGGCGCTGGCGGACGTACAGGAGTTCGCGGACTTTTTGAAAATCGCTTCGCCGTGTTTGACGGATTGCGAATTAGTTGAGGCTACCGCGAAGACGTGCGGCGATCAACGCCGGCTGTTACTGAGCACAGGCATGAGCACGCCGGCAGAAATCGAGCACGCCGAAACGCATGTATGGGATTACACCGCGACTTGGATTCTTATGCATTGCACCAGTGCCTACCCTTGTCCGCCGGACAACTTAAATCTCCGCGTGATTGAAGACCGGAAGCGATTTAGAACGTACGGCTACTCCGGCCATGAGACCGGTCTGCAAACCACGATCGCCGCCGCGGCGCTGGGCGCCCGCTGCGTGGAGCGGCACATTACATTGGACCGCTCGATGTTCGGCAGCGACCAGGCGGCCTCGATCGAGCCGGAGGGACTTAAGCGACTGGTCCGCGACATCCGCACTCTCGAAGTGGCGCTGGGCGACGGGGTGAAGCGGGTTTATGAATCGGAGTTGCCGGTCAAGAGTAAACTTAGAAGAAAGGACCAATGTCATGTCGAAAAGGCCGCTATCACTATCTGAGGAGCAAATGTTGCGTCACTACGGAGGCTTGCCTCCGCTCAGCAATCGCGGAGCCTTGGTGTGGACTGCTTGCCTGGGTCTCCTTGTAGTCGCGATAGTGACACAAACAGGCTGGCTCTTTTTTCTGCCACCGGTGGGGGTCTGCGTTCTGACGGTTGCCTGGATGTGCGTCTGGCCGAGGTGGATGTATTCGAGCTTTGCAGAGTCGCTAGGAGAAGAGTGGGAACGCTTGGACGAAGAGTGGGAGAACCTGGACGAAGTTTAGATGCACCCTCGTGACTTAGTGTTTGTCGCCTCGGCGGGTATGATAGTGTACGGCGCGGCCACGTGGAACGAATCGCTTGCGTGGGTGGCCGCCGGTAGTTTTGGCGCGCTGCTGTGGATCGCGCTGGCCGTGAGGGCCAACGGAAAATGAATGGACTGTTTGATTTTATCGCCGTGAAACTGTTCGCCGGCGGATCGCCGGAGCGGCAGAATGTCTCCATTGCAAGTAGCAACATCTGGGATATCTTCGGCGGTACGCGCAGCTCGTCCGGCGTGGTGGTGGGCAACGACACCGCGCTTGGCTATCCGGCCGTGTGGCGCGGCGTCAACCTACTGGCCACGCAGGTGGCCAAGCTACCGCTGCACGTCTACCGCCGGCTGCCGGAGGGAGGCAAGGAGTTCGACCGAGAGCACCCGTCGTTTCGCTTGTTGCGCCGCCGGCCGTCTCCGGAGTACACGGCGTACACGTTTCTCTCGACGCTGATGGGCCACGCGCTGTTGCACCGCGGCGGCTTCGCGTGGATTCGCCGCGACACGGCCGCGCGGCCGCTTGAAATGCTGGTCCTCAATCCGCTCAGCACCTGGCCGATCCGCGAAGACGGGCGGCTCATGTATCGCACCCTGCTGGACGGCCGAGAATTCCGGATGCTCACGGAGAACGTGTTCCACGTCAAAGGTCTCGGCTGGGACGGGTTGAACGGCTATTCCGTGATCGACAAACTGAAAGAGGCGATCGGGCTGGGGATCGCGCTGCAGAAACACGCCAGTGTGTTCTTTGCCAACAACGCCGCGCCCAAGGTCATCATCGAAATGCCGACGCACTTCAAGGACGAGGAGGCAATCGAAACCTTCCGCCGCCGCTGGTCCGATGCGCACGGCGGTCTGCAAAACGCGCACCGGCCGGCCATCCTGGAAGACGGAGCGAAGCTGCACGCCTTCGCGATGAATCACGAGGATGTAGAGTTCCTGGCGAACCGGGAATTTGAAATCCGACAGATCGCCAACGTGTTCGGCCTGCCGAGCCACAAGCTGGGCGACACAACGAAGACCAGCTTCGCCAGCTTGGAACAAGAGAACCAATCGTTCCTCGACGACGCGCTCGATCCCTGGTTGGTCAACATCGAGGAAGAGGCGACGACGAAGCTGTTGACCGAAGAGGAAAAAGAAAACGACACGCACCTTATTGAGTTCCGCCGACAGGCGCTGGTCCGCGCCGACATGACCACGCGATACAGTTCGTACGCAGTCGGCATTACCAATCGGTTTTTGTTGCCCAACGAGGCGCGGGAGTTTGAAAACCTCAACCCGGTCCCTGGCGGCGACGTCATGCTGGTGCCGCTCAACATGGGCGGGCCGGCCGGCGAAGAGGACGAACCGGAGCCTGAAGAGGACGACGCGGATCGCGACGATCAGGCCGCGGCGCTGCGCACGCTGCTCCTTGAGGCGCTTGCGCGGATGACCCGGCGGGTCGCCACGCACGCTACCCGGGCGGCTCGGAAGCCGAAGGAATACCACGCCTGGCTTGACGCCCTCAATGGTGAGCATGGCGCCGTCTTCGTCGAGTCGGTCGGTCCAGTGTTGAGGGCCATCCGCGCCACGCTTGGCTGCCGCCGCGAACCGGACGCGATGGCGACGGCGTTTTTCGCATCCTGCCACGCGCGGTATCTTGAGGCCGGCGACGGGCCGCCTGAACAGTTCGAGTGCCGCGTCGCGGAAGTGTCCGGCGAGTTGGAGTTCACGTTGCCGGCGACATTGGCCGACAGCGTGATCCGCGAATCGAAAACCTACCAGATCGAGGAAACGAACCATGAACATCCGCAGCCTGCTATCGCGTCGGCCGCTGGCAATCTGCCCGCACTGGTTGGCGCATCGTCTTGAGATTGACTCCGACGTGGAGGTCCAGATCGATGCGGCCAAGCTGGACCACCCCCGCACCCGCACCGGCAAGGTGGCGGTGCTGCCGATCCGTGGTCCGATCGCCCAACACGACGATATCCTGCTGCGGATGTTTGGCGGGACCAGCACCGAGAAATTCGGCCAGGTGTTCGATCAGGTGCTGGCCAACCGCGACGTCGACCACGTGGTGTTGGACATCGAGTCCCCCGGCGGCTCCGTCTACGGGGTGCAAGAGTTGGCGGATAAAATCCACGCCGGCCGGCAGCGCAAGAACATCTTCGCCGCGGCGAACAGCTACGCCTTCAGCGCCGCCTACTGGCTCGGCAGCCAGGCGTCGGAGTTCGCCGTCACGCCCTCCGGCGAGGTCGGCTCCATCGGCGTCATCGCCGTCCATGAGGATTGGAGCGAGGCGCTGGCCGCCGCCGGCGTCAAGCCGACCCTCATCACGGCCGGGCGGCACAAGGGCGAGGGCCACCCGTTCGCGCCGCTCTCGGATGAGGACCGCGAGGCCATCCAGGAGTCGGTCAACGATTACTACGACGACTTCACCAAGGCGGTCGCCCGCGGCAGGGGCGTGACGCAATCGGCCGTCAAGAGCGGCTTCGGCGAGGGCCGGGCCGTGGGGGCCAGGGCGGCGCTGGCGGAAGGCATGGTGGACCGGATATCATCGCTGGAAGGTGTGCTGGCAAGTCTCGGCGTCCGTCAGACTTCCGCCACCAGGGCGGCAGAGCGGGCGCGGCTAGCGGAGATTGACGCTTGATACCCCCTTGCTGCTTGCGCTTTCCGATGATCGATAGCAACTACGACCTGCTGGTGTGGACCGTGTGGGCGGGCTGCTCGGTCTGGTCACTACTCGTCGGCGGCCATGCCGTCTACTTGCACTTGACAGGCCGCGGCGATCGGTCTATCTTCGACGCTTAACAACTCAATTCAGACCCGTTCACCCCGCCGCGCCCAGCCGCGGCGACTTACGGGTCGGTTCAGCAGATTCCGCTGCCGACAAACGGCGGCCGTCTGTTGGCAATGTCCGCTTAAGACATTGCCGGCGCACGGTCGCCGTTTTTTTATGATCCGTCCGCCGGCCCAACCAACAGGACGGATCAGATGTCAGACTGGATTTCGGCAAAATCACTCCGCGAGAAGCGCGCCCCGCTGGTGCGTGAGATGCGCGAGATGGTCGCGGCCGCCGCCAAGGAAGACCGCGAACTAAACGACGAAGAGCGCCAGGAGTTCGACCGCATCGACACCGACCAAGAGTCGCTCCGCAAGCGCGCCGAACAACTCGAAAAGGTCGAAGGACTCTACGACGGCCTGGAGCATGACACCTCGGCCGGCGTCGCGGTCCTGCCAGGGCGTGAGAACGTCAACCAGACGGGCGCCAAGCCGGACGATCAGGCCCCGACGGCGCGCGACTGGCAAAACACCACGCGGGCGTTTTTCCTGGGCGGCCGGATGTCCAAGGGCAAGGTCGATCCGCGACTGGCCGAACAAATCCAGCAGTCGTGTAAAAAAACCGGCTTCAACTGGCGGGACAACGAGTGCACGGTGCCGCTGTTGTCCCAGGCGCCGCGCACGAAGGCCGACATCGAGCGGCTGCAAATCACCGCCGGCACCTCGCCGCAGGCCACCACCCCGGGACCCGAGGGCGGCAACACGATCGCCGACGAGGCGATGATGCCGTTGGAAGTCGCGCTCCAGCAGTACGGCGGATATCGGGAATACAGTACGACCCTCCGTACCGGAACCGGCGCTTCGCTGCCTATCCCGACCGTGGACGGCACCACCCGCCGCGGTCAGATTCTTGCCGAAAACACGTCGGCCGCCGTGGGCGACATCGCATTCGGCCAGGTGACGCTCGGCGCGCACAAGTACACCTCCGACATGGTGCTGGTGTCGATCGAACTTTTGCAGGACACGGCGATTGATATTGTCGGCTACATCGGCCGCGAGTTGGGTGAGCGGCTGGGAAGGATTTACAACCAGCACGCCACGGTCAACAGCACGACCGCCACGGGTCCGATCGGCCTGATCGCCTCGGGGACGATCATCGGCAGCACCGCTGTCATCACGGCCAGCAGCACCGGATTTAGACTCAGCGAGTTGATCGACCTGGAGCACGCCGTCGATCCGGCCTACCGCCGCAATGGACGGTTCACCTTCCACGACGACACGCTGAAAATACTGAAGCAGATGACAGACGGCCAGGGCCGTCCGATTTGGCTGCCGGGCGTGACGACCAGCGCGCCGGACATGCTGCTGGGCTATCCCTACACGATCAACCAGGACATGCCGACCGTCAGCGGATCGACAACCGCCGGCGAAGGCCTGCGGCGCGCGATCGCGTTCGGCGATCTCTCGAATTACTGGTGGCGTGAGGTGATGGCGATTGACCTGTTGCGCCTCGACGAGCGTTACGCCAACGTCGGACAGGTGGCGTTCCTGGCGTTCAGCCGCGCCGATGGGCGGCCGGTCATCGCCGGCACCACCGCCGGCAGCGGCGCCTACAAGTACCTGCGCGTGAGCACCTAATGAGCTACCCGCGGATTGACACCGTTGCCCCGACCGTTCGGCGTGGCCTGGTCACGGCGATCACCGGAGACGCCGCAACGCTGCCCAACCACGGCGTGGTCACGATCACCAGCACGTCGGGCAACGTGACGCACACGCTGCGTCCTCCCAAGTCCGGCTCCGAGTTGGCGATGATCGCGCTCGCCGTGGGGGGCGGGACCATCACGGTCAACGCCAACTCGACCGGGACCAGCTTTACCACCACCGGCGCCAACCAACTGACGCTGGACGCCGCCAAGGAGGCGGTGATCCTGCGCGGTCTGTCGCCCTCGGCTTGGATGATCGCCAGCAACCACAATTCAGTGGGCGTCGCCACACGGAGCACCTGATATGGCAGAGACAGTCTTTCCGTCCATCGACGCCCGCGACGTAGCGCCCAGCGTCCGACGCGATATTGTCACGACGGCCAACACGGACACCAAGCTGCTGCCGGGTAGCGGAGTTGTGACGATCGTCGGCTCCAGCGGCATGGAGGCATCGCTGCCCGCGCCGACGCCCGGCGCGCGGCTGGACATCCGCTCAAGCGGCGATGCGGCCCACACGGTCAACGCCAACTCGACCGGGACCAGCTTTACCACCACCGGCGCGAATCAACTTTCGTTCGCCGCAGCGCCGCGCGTGGCCATCACGCTGATCGGCTTGACCGATACCGCATGGGGCATTTTTTCGACAGTCGCCAGTTCTACCGGCGGCACCGTCACGGTCGCAAACCAGAGCACGTAGGAAAAAAATGAAAGTCGCCATCGTCGGCAAGGCGCCCAGCAGTTGGGCGCTGGCCCCCTACAAAGACCCCACGTGGCAAATCTGGGCGCTGAACGATCTGCCGTGCGACTCGCAGATTGAGCGCTGGGATCGGCATTTCGACATCCACAACCTGGACATCCACCGCCGGCAGGCGGACTACGCCAAATATTGGGAGTGGATGCAAAAAACCGACGCCGAGCGCCCCGGATCGCTGACGATCCGCGAACCGGCGATCGAACTTCCCAACGCGACCATCTATCCGCTGGACGCGGTGCTGGAAAAATTCGGAACGTATTTCACAAACTCGATCAGCTACATGATCGCCGCGGCGCTGTTGGAGGGCGCAACCGAGTTGGGCCTGTACGGCGTCGACATGGCGCAACACGGCATCGGAGTCAAGAGCGAATACGCCCAGCAACGGCCTTCGTGCGAGTACCTGGTCGGCTTCGCCCGCGGCATGGGGGTGCCGGTCTACGTCCCGCCGCAGTCCGACCTGATGAAAGTGCGCCGGCTGTACGGCGTGACCGACCCCGGCGACTTCGAGGGCAAGATTCTTACGCGCAAGTCTGAGCTACAGCAGCGCCAGGCTCACGCAAAAAAGTGCGTCGATGAGGCCAACCAGCACGCCAACCGCGCGCTGGGCGCGCTTGAAATCATCAAGGACCTGGCCGCCTGCACCAACGGCGAGGTGGAGCCGCTCTTGACGGAGCGCGCCACGAAATACAACCAGGCGCTCTCCGAATGGGCGGCCAAGCGAACCGAGGCGCAGTCGCACTACGATATGTTTTATGGAGCGCTGGACGACCTCGAATACATGCAGCAATGGGCGTGAAGTGAAAGTCCTAATGTCCAAGACGACGGCCTGGCAGCGCGGCCAGTTTTTGGCGATCGGCCAGGAATACACGCTGCCAAATGACGCGGCGATCATGCTGATCAAGCGCGGCGTGGCCCGCCCGGTCGGGATCGTGCCGGAATGGGCGCAGCGCATCCTCGCCGGCGCGACGCAGACGCGCAGGAAAAAGCGGTGAAATGGCACTTGCAAACCGTTACAGCAAGCAGCACGCGCGCCGTCAGTGTGGCGGACTTCAAAAGCCACGCGCGAATCAGCACCAGCGCCGACGACACCTACATCGAGACCTTGCTGGACAGCGCTCAACAGTTTATCGAGCGAAACTTCGGCGGCGGCCGGCAACTGCTCTCGACGGTCTACGATCTGGTGATGGACGAGTTCCCCGCCAGCGACGCGCCGATCTACTTGCCGCGTCCGCCGGCAACGCTGTCCAGCAGCACCAACGTCACGATCACCTACTACAACACGACGGCCGCGACGACGACCGTGGACGAGTACCTCTTGTTGAAGCCTACGCACGGGCAAGCCTACTTGGTGCCGGAGCCGATCGAGTTGTGGCCATCGACGGTTGCCACGCGCCCCGATGCGGTGACGGTCCGCTACACCGCCGGTTACGGAACCAGCGAAACCGCCGTGCCGGCCGGCGTCCGTCATGCCGTCAAGATGTTGGCCAGCCACTGGTACGAGATGCGCGAGCCGGTGATTACCGGAACCATTGCCAGCGACGTGCCGCTGTCGGTCACGGCGCTGCTGCAAAGTTACGGTTGGGGGTACTACGGATGAGGGCCGGACTGTTGCGCCATCGCGTCGCCATCGTCGAGGACGTGGTGGCCGGCCAGGACGGGACCGGGCAAGAGACCGTGACGGCCACCACGCGCGCGACCGTGTGGGGAGAGGTCAAGCCGCTGAGCGGCAAGGAACTGTGGCGCGCCCAGCAAATCCAGCCCGAGGTGACCCACCAGGTGACCGTCCGCTACACGTCGGACCTCGTGCCGGAGAGGCACCTGGTGCATGACGGCCGGTCGCTGCACATCCTGGGCATCTCCGACCGGGACGAGCGGAAGATCGAGCAGACCCTGCTCTGTAAGGAGCGTGTCTGATGGCCAGCGCAGCAGAGGCCCGCGAGCGCGCGAAGCTCCTGGAATTGACCTTGAAACTCGGCCGGTTGGAAAAGCTGCCGAAAAAAGAGCTGCGCAAAATACTCCGCGATGGCGCCACGATCATCTGGAAGGACATGGTGGCGAGGATACCCGTCGATTCGGGCGACCTGAAAAAGGCGATGAGCAAAAAAGCAAAAACCGTCAAGGCCGGCAAGCGCAGCCGCAGCGGCGTCTCGTTTAGCGTCCAGATGCCGGAGCGGTCGCTGCTGCCGCAGAATCCGGAAGACGTCACGTGGTACTATCCGGCGGCCGTCGAGTTTGGCAGCCGTCCGCTGGGCCGCCGCAACGCGCGTCCGTTTATGCGACCGGCGTTTGACGCGAAACGAGCGGAGGTCTTGCGTCTGACGCGGACAAAACTCGCGGCGGCGATTAAAGCGGAGGGCCGCAGAGGTGTGCGTTGAGCATCGAGAGCGGACTGAAATCGTATCTGGGCGGCAAAGCCGACCTCACCTCGCAGATCGGCACGCGGCTGTTTCCGCTGTTTGCACCCCAGACCACGACGACGCCATTTGTGGTCTACGCCGTGGTGAGCGAACCTCACGACCACACGCTCACCGCAGGCGCTGGACGCGCCACGCCGCGCATCCAGGTATCCGTCTACGACGAACATCTGGCCGACTGCCGCGTGATCTCCGAAATCATCCGCGCGCACATGCAGGGCTACAGTGGCGCGATGGGGAGCGAAACGGTCAGCGCCGTGATGCTGGAAAACGAAGTCACGCTTTACGACCCTCCGCAGGCCGGCGAGTCGTCCGGACTGTACCACGTCGAGCAGGATTACTTTGTCATGTACGAAGTTTCCGTGCCGACATTTTAGGAGCCTGAGATGGCCTACACGCCCGGCAAAGGG